GCGGACTTGTTGAAAGCTTGCTTTTTGCCAACGCCTGCGAGGTCGGCGACATTCTCAACGAGGTCGTCCACTTGGAACGAACGGCGCACTTTTTGGATGCGGCCGGAGAGGAGGACGCGGTTGGCGTGCTGGTCGTCGAAGCTGGTGACATCATCGTTGGCCATGACGCCAGCGGTTTGCGGGTCGTTGTAGCGGTCGGCGGGCCATTGGAAGAGAACATTGGCGGGCTCTTTCGACTTTTTGCAAAGCGAGAAGAGGGGCGTGTCGCCTGGTTCGATGAGGACCATCGCGTCGGAAAGATCCTCGCGTTGGCCTTTGACTGTGGTGATGGGGGTTGCTGCCATGGTGGTGGTTTGGGGGGTTTTAAGTTTTGGGTTGGGTTTAGTTGAAAAGTGAGGCGACGAAATTCTCGGCGGCATCACGGTTTCCTGACTTCTTCAACATTTCGAGCGGGTCGGCTTTGGACTTGGTTTTGGGGGCGGCTGAGGGGCTGACAACCTTGGGAGCGACGGCGGTTTTCGCGGGAGCGGCGGGAGCTTTTGGCTTGGTCGCTGCGGATTTTTTGGCCATGGCCTCGGCTTGCTGGAAGCGGAGGGCTTGGCCGCGAATGGCGTCGCCGATGATGAGTTCGAGATTCGGGAGCTTGGCGATGCCTGGATACGCTTGCAGCGTGGTGAGCATCATCTTGCGGGCCGGGGCGTCTTCCTGGAAAAGCTCGGGATAAACTTGCCGGGCTTCTTGCTGGAAGGTCTCGCGCTGGGCGAGGTAGTTCCGGCGGGCGGGCTCGGACTTGAGGATTTGGCGGGCGACTCGCAGGCGGTCTTGAAGCTCTTGCTTCGTGAACTTGCGGGTGGACCCGTCTCCCATAGGCACTTCCACTTCGCCTTCCATGTCGGCTTTGGCAATGAGGTCGGGCACATTGTCGAGGACGGTGTTGGCGGCGGCGAGGCGGCTTTCGAGGGCGTCGGCGGTGGTGACATCGCCGAGTGGGTCGGCAGCGTCTTGTAGCACGATGGGCTGAGCTTTGGTCAGCGCATCCCGGGCGGCGGCGAGTTCGGCTTGGAGGGTGTTGGCTTGCTCCTCGGCGCTTTTGGCGCGGGCGGTAAGCTTGTCCACGCGCTTGGTGAGTTTCCTCACGGCGGCGGGCTCGGCCTCTACAGGCTCCTCGTCGGGGTCTTCGTCGTCGGTGTCGGCGTCGGTTTCCTCAGGCTCTTCGTCTGCTTCGTCGGAGGGATCAGACGAATCGGACGAATCTTCGGGGGAATCTTCGGTCTCGGTTTCTTCGGTTGTATTGTCAGGGGTCTCATCCGCGATTGCTTCCTGGTCGGCCTCAGGGGCCGCCGGAGTTGTCTCATCCACGGTGGGGAGGGTGACTCCCAGCGCGTCGATGACTTCGCCGATGCTGAATGCTGATTCTGTCTGGTCCATGGTTTGTGGTGCGTCCAAGTCGCGGTGTCAGAACTGAGGTTTTATGCGGCTCCGCACGGTTTCCACGGAGTTCGCGGCGAGCAGTTCAGCCCTCGCTTGCGAAAGGAAATGCCTGCGAAAATTGCGAAGCGGAAGGGGGTGCTGGCGCAATGAGCGCTAACGGGTGCTAATGGGTGCTAACGGGGGTTAAATAATTTTTAACCACGGAGAACACGGAGGGCACGGAGAGGGGGGAAGAAAGAGGGAGCGGGACTCGCGGGAGCGAGCGAGTCAAAGGACACGGAGGGGGATCAATTCGTTGACGCCAACGAAATGATTATTTCTTCGCCAGGAAAGCCTCGGAGCGGGTGCGCTCGATTTCTTCGCGGAGGGTGCGGAGGGCTTCGAGGCCACCGGCGCTGTGGGCGAGCAGGCCGGGGTTCTGCGCGGTCTGCGGCATGCAGGTGATCTCGGCGGCGTCCTCGATGGCGTCGGTAATTTTTGCGATGACGCTGCGGAACCAAAGTTCCTCGGGCGGCACGCACCAGGCGGCTTGCAAGTCTTCGGCGCTCATCAAAAGGGAATGTCTGGAGACTCGGGGAGCGAGGCGGAATGCGGCTCGGCAACGGAATCCTCGCGGGGCTTCTTCTGCTCGAAGTAGAGCTTGAAATACTTTTCGCCGCTGTCGCGGCTTTCGTTCACATACGCGCTGATCCAATACTCGCGGCCTTCGATGGTGCAGGAGCCTTTGTGCGTGGGGTGCGTTTCCTTTTCCTTTTTCTTGTTGCGGCTCAGGCTGCCGTGGTTGTCGGTGCGTTTGGTGCTCATGCGAGTTTTTCGAGGTCGGCGGCGCGATACCAGGCGCGGGCTCCTTGGCGGCGAATCGGGCGGAGAATGCCGGAGTCGATGAGTTTGGTGATTTGCTTTGCGGAAACGCCCAGACGGGCCATGACATCGCGGCGGCGGAGTAGTTTCATGCTTAGGGAGATTTTACGGGAAGGAGTCAAGGGAGGGATTGACCACAGAGGGCACAGAGAGCACAGAGGGAGGATTTAGTAACACCCGCCTCCTCGGGTGCGGAGGGAGGCGGGGTCTTCGTATTCGACGCCGGAGAGTGTGATGTAGCGGAGGAGGTCGATCCAATCTTTCGTGGCTCCGCGTTTGCCGTCGCTGCCGGTCCAAGTCTTGAGGGCGTAGATGAGGTTTTGGCAACGCTCGCTGATGTAGAGGCGGGGGGAGTTGAGGGCATCGACGGGGGCTTCGTCGTTGTAGGCGAGCCAGTCGTTGATGAGGGTGACGCCCTCCACGATGGCTTGGCCGCTGGTGGCGCGGAAGTCGAGGCCGATGCGCTCGCTGCATTGCTCGATGAGGGTGCGCACGCCTTCATGCGTCATGGTGGGGGTGTTGCCGTAGCGGGAATCCATCCAACGCTCGGCGGGCTCGGCGGAGTCGGCTTTCTCGGCGGCTTCGATGAGGCGCTTGTAGTCCTCGAAGCCAAACCCGGCGCAGGCTTTTTGCGCGGGGCCGGGGCGTCCGTCTTGCAGTTTGCCATCGGCTTCGGCCCACGGGCCGGGGTAGCCGACGCCCTCGATGTAGTCGAGCTGGTCGGGGAACTCGCGGTAAATCCAGCACCGGCCATCGGGGGTGAATCGAATCCACAACATGGCCCAAGTTTTCCCTTCGCCGGGATCGACAAAATGGAAGACGGTTCCCGCTGTGGGAACTTTGTCGTGGGGGACGACATGCACATTTTCGCGGAATTTCGGGAACATGGACATCCGCGCTTTGGTGGGGACGCCGTAGGCTCGCATGAGGATTCGTTCGCGGTTGCTGCCGCGCAGCTCGGTCTCCATGGCCTCGGGGTTGCCGTAGGGGTTGTCGGCGGTGTGGAAATACACGACGCGGGCTTTTTCCCTGGTGCATTGCTGGATGCGGGGGACGCTCTCGACGCCGAGGAGGTGGCCGTCGCGGTAGCGGGGAAGAAGCGGGGCGGGGCATTCCTCCAAGGTCTTCGCGCCATCGAGGTATTCTTTGACGGTGGTGGTGTAGCCTTCAACCGGCGTGAAGCCGATGCCGAGTTCGCCGTCGCGGGTGAGCAGGCGGAAGCGCAGGGCTTCGAGCCAATCGGGGGTGACAAGTTCGTCGGCCCAACAGAAATTCAACTCCGCGCCTTCGATGGAGCTGACATCCATCGAATAGAACTTGAACCAGCATTGGGAGCCATTCGGCAGCACGAAGCTGTTTTCGGTGAAGCCGCCTTTCTGGGAGTAGGTGATGTTGGCGACTGCGCCTTTTTTGAGTTTGCCGCTGGCGCTGGGTTTCCATTCTTTCGGCAAATACTCCCACAAGTAGGGCTGCTGGTTTTGAATGCTGGCGGCTTCGGTGGATTGGAGGCACCAGACTTTCGCGCCGGGTTTCTCGACGAGGTGCTGCATGGCGCGGCGGGCGAAGTAGCGGGACTTGCCGGAGCGGTTGCCGCCGAGGATCAAGAGTTCGGTGACGCCTTTGGGGAATTTTTCGCGCAGGCTGTCGTAGGCGGAATCGGCTCGCTGCCAGGCGGGGTTCAGCCAGCCGTAGCGCCAAGGGTCTTCGACCATGCGGGCGATCTGCTCTTCGCGCTCGCGGTGGATGGCGAGAAGTTGGGCCTCGGTGGCGGCGAGCTTTTGGCCTCGGTAGCGGACGACGAAGGAGCCATCGGCGCGGCGGCCTTCGACTTCGATGGGGGGGATGACGGGGTTGGGGGTTTGGGGGATCATTTGACCACAGAGGACACAGAGGGCACAGAGGAGGATTTGAGTTTATCTTCGCGGAGGCTTAACCAGGTGATGGCTTTTCCCGAGTCGCCGACATCTTCGGGGGTGACGCATTCGTCGGAGATGATGCCGTGGTCTTGGAGGAGATTGAGGGCGTGGTCGGGATCGAAGCGGCGGGCGGTGAGGTAGTCGCGGAGGGAGTTCATGCGGAAACGAAGGCGGCGATGCGGGCGAGCCAGTGGGTGGATTGTTGTTTGGGTTTGGGCTTGGGGCGTTTGGGGGCGGGTTTTTTTGGCCAGGGATACCGGCCTTCGGCGGGCAATTCGCAGGTGTAAAAGCGGTGCCCGGCAGCGCACTCGCGCAGGCGGTGGACTTGATGGCCCTCCGCCCGGCAAGTGACAACGCCGGTCTCGGCTTGGCAGATGGGGCAGGTCATTTGCTGGCATCCTGTCGCATGATGGCGCGGAGCCCTTTGATGACGGCTGTGAGTTCTTCCACCTGGTCCCTCGCCTGATTGCGCTCGCGTTCCATGCGGCGGCAAAAAGCTAAAATGTCGTCGCTCCACGATCCCCTTTTAAAGAAGAAAGCATCTGTCTTGGGCGTGTCATTCATCTCTCGCCCTCCAATTATCAACCGCTTTGCATGACTCAGCGTAGGCGATCATAGCTTGCTTCATCGCATTCCTCGCTTCATCTCGCTCGCGCTCCAGTTTGCGAGCGTGCAACATCATGCGGGCAAAGCCCGCTGCATTGCAGTCGTTTGATTTTCTCACATGGTCTGTTTCGGGTGTTTTGCTCATGGATGGGGCTCGGGGGGATAGTCTTGGAAATGCCCGGCTTTGACGACGAGGCGGCGGGCGTTTTCCACCAGGTCGAAGAAGATTTCCTGCTCGGTAATGTCGCGGGAGTATTCGGGGGCGCGGACATAGGTGAGGATGTCGCGCAGGCTGGCGGCTAACTCGGTGGCGAGTCGGCAGGTATGCGCGACGCCGGGGTGGTCCTGCCACTCGCGGCGGCAGGCGGGGCAGGCGATGGTGGGGTCGATGGTGTTTTTCATTGGGTGACGCTGGGTTGAATGTAAGTTGCCCATTTGGAATGATCACTGGGCAGTTCGATTTGCTTTTCTGGCTGCTTCGTGGGCGGTTCGGGGAATGGTGCCCAATGCACGACTTGGGACTCGATGCGGTCGCCGGAGACGAATCGCCAGACCTCGCCATCGTGGAAGCCGGTCCAGACTTCGCCATCGGCGAGGTGGACGAGGACGGTGATGTCGCTATCGGGCAGGCCGCGCTTGGCAGGCGACCAGGTGATGATGGAGTTGGTTTCGGTGTTTTTCATTTCTGCCTTTCGTTCTGGTTGTTGCTGTATTGTTTTTCGGTGACATTGCGGAAGACGGTGTGCTGGCCGATGAAGTTCAGCTTGATCTCGGGGGTGGGGCCGTTTCTTTGTTTTGCTAAGATGAGCAGGGTGTTGTGATCCATGGGCTCTTCGTCGGCGTCGCGTTTTTTGTTTTTGTCGAGGCGGTGAATCAACAAAACGGTGTCGGCGTCTTGCTCGATGCTGCCGGATTCGCGGAGGTTGGAGAGCTTGGGCTTGGAGCCTTCGTCGGCGTCGCGGTTGAGCTGGGCGAGGGCGATGATGGGGATGTTTAACTCCTTGGCGGTGGTCTTGATGGCTTTGCTAATCTCGCTGACTTCGAGGGCGCGGCTCTCCCCTGCCCTCTTGGAGCTGCCGTGCATGAATTGGAGGTAATCCACGACGATGAGGCCGAGGCCGTGCTGGGTCTTGGCTCGTCGGGCGCGGGAGCGGAATTGGGCGACGGTGAGGCCGGGGGTGTCGTCGAGGTAGAGCTTGGCCTGGGCGAGGCGACCGGCGGCGGCTCCGACGCCGGAGAGCTGGGCGGTGCCGAGGAAGCCATCCCGGATGCGCTGAAGATCGACCCCGGCCTCGGAACAGAGGGCGCGGACCATGAGTTCGGTGCTGGGCATTTCGACAGAGAAGACGAGGGTGGGCACGGCGGCCTCCATGGCGGCGTGGAGGGCGAATTGCATGCCGAGGGCGGATTTGCCGCAGGCGGGGCGGGCGGCGATGATGATCATCTGGCCGCCGAGGAATCCGCCGGTGGAGCGGTCGAGATCGTGGATGCCGGTGGAAAGGCCGACGCATTGGCCTCGGTTGGCATAGACTTTCTCGATGTGATCGACGGCGGCGAGGACGGCGGTTTTGCAATGGGAGACGGGGTTTTCCCTGGTGGATTGCTCGCGGAGGCCGTAGAGAGCGACTTCGCAGCGCTCCATGGCGTCGTCGGTGGTGAGGGCGGGGTCGTTGGCGGCTTCGGCCATGGCGAGGGCGGCGGAGCGCATGGCGCGGCGTCGCCAGATGTCGAGGACTTCGACGGCGTAGTAGCGCCAGTTGGCCGTGACGGCGAGGTCTTGGACGAGATCGGTGAGGCCGTGGTGGCCGCCGCACTCTTCGAGCTGGCCGAGTTTTTCCAACTCGGTCGTAACCAAGATGAGATCGACGGGCCGGGCCTCCTGTCGCATGGTGGCGAGGCAGGAGAGGATGAGGCGGTGGGCGGGGTGCGTGAGCTGGTCGGGGCTCACGACTTCGAGGACGGCATCGGCGTGGCGGCCATCGGCGATGGCGGCTCCGAGGACGGCCCGCTCGGCGAGGAGGTTTTCGGGCAGGGAGCTTTTCATCAGGCGGCGAGGGCGGCGAGCTTGGGTGAGGCGGCGGCGGTGGCGATTTTCAAATCTGCACCGAAGCCGAGGAGGTGGAAGACTTTGACAAAGACGGTGGGGTTCGTCTCGTAGCCGATGAGGCGGTGCTGGATGGCGTCGGACTCGGTGAGGATGGGCTGGCCATTCTCGTCGTAAATGGTCTCGTAGAGAGGTTCTTCGACGGGGCGGGCGGTGTAGATGCCGACTTGCCAGGTGAGGAAGTCATTCACGCAATCGGGGTAGTGGCGGGTGACGACGCGGGGGCCGTCGGTGGCTTCTTCGATGGTTTCGATGTAGTTGATCATGTTGTTTTTGTTTTGTTTAGGCTGCGGAAAGTTCGCGTTGTTTTTCGCGGACCCAGGCTTTCATGCTGTCGGGGAGAGCGGCCCAGGTGGTGAGGTTGCATTCGGGGTGTTCGGTCTCGATAAGGTCGCGCCAGCCAGCGGGTTCGACGGGGGCGGTGGCGGTGGCGCTGGGGTGGTAGCCGGAGCGGGTGGCCCACTCGCCGGAGCGGGTGACTTCGGCGAGGAGGTTATTCAGAAGGGTGGATAAATCCTTGCGGCGGAACTGCGCGGCGGGGCCTTCTTTTTGGCGGTAAGCCCATTCGAGGGTGCGCCACTCGTTTTCGGTGAGGGCCGCCGCGCTTTTTTTATTTTTCTCCCAAGCTCGGAGGGAGGAGGTATCGAGCGGGGTGGAGGGCTGGATGCGGAAGAGGGCGCGGAGCCGGGCGAGGTGGGGGTGTGTTTCCTCGGGTTTGGGAGTTTCTTCGACTTCCAAATTCATGTCCCCTGTGGGGACTATAGGGGATATATCTATTCTATTCTTATCTAGCTGCGCATGGTGTTCGCTTTCCGTTCGCATGGGTTGCGAACAAGTTTCCTTGGGCTTGCGAACGAACTGCATACGCTTGGCCTCGGAAGCGCGGCGTTTTGCGGAGGCTCCGTTGTGCTCGTCAAAGCGTGCAATCTCCACGCCGTCTTCAGTTTCTAAAAGCCAGCCGACTTTTACCAAGGCGGCTCCGATGCCTTTGAATCCGGTCTTGCGGTCGATAGCCGCGACAGAGAAGCCGTCAAGCCGCCCGTCAACGCTTTGATCGTCGGCCATGGCCCAGAGCCAATACAGGCAGCCGATCACTTCGCGCTCAGGCTTGTTTGTGATGTCGCAAATTTTGGTGACGCGGGGGTCGTTCCAAAGATTGCTACGCATTTTAATCCAGTTCATAATTAGTAGTTGCCGAAGCGGCGTTTTTTCTTTTTGGAGGGGGGGGTGTTTTTTTCGAGCCAGCGGGCGCAGGCGCGGTCAATGTCGCGGCCACCGCCCGCGAGCTTCCAACCGGCCCGAGCGTCGCGGTCGTCGAGAACTTCCAGAAATTCTTGGCCGTTTTTTTTCATACAATGGTGGGGGCGGGCAGGCGGTCGATGAGGCGGCGGAGGCAGGCCGTGGTCATGAGGGCGTCTTCGAGGGCGTTGTGGACGCTGCTGGATCGGGAGAAGCCCATGGCGGCGGCGATGTGGTCGAGGCTGAGGCGGGGCAGGCCGTCCTTGCCCTCGGGGAGCGGGAGCCGACCGGCCTCGTAGGCGAGCCACGCGGCGGCTTGGAGGTCGATGCTCTTGTGCATGGGCCAGGTCATGCCGTGGCGAGCGAATCCGGCGCGGAGGAAGTCGCGGTCGAAGGCGACATTGCACCCGGCGAGGATGCTGAACCGGCGCTGGGCCAGCCAGAGGGCGAGGTCTTGGAGGACTTCGCGCTCGGGGCGTCCGTTTTTTTGCAGAAACTCAAGGGTGAAGCCGTTCTTGGCCAACGCCTCGGGCTCGGTGATCCAATCGGCATGGGGTCGAATGAGGCCGACAAACGCCTCGCCATCTGTGCTATCCACGGCAGCGACGCTCAGGAGGGCGTGGCGCTCGGCATCGAGGCCGCCGGTCTCGGTATCTATGACGACAAGACGGGACTTCATGCGGACCTCCTTGCGCGGCGAGCGCGAAAGGCAGCCAAGAACGAGGCAGCGGTGATGCGGGGGGATTGTTTTTCCAGAAATCGGCGGAACAAAGCCGCTGATTCCGAGGCGGTGGTATAGAGGGTGACGGGTGGTTTTTTCATAAAATCGAGGGAAAGGGTTCGACTACAAGGGGATCGTTCGTGCGGCGCACACGGACGACGGCGTTTTTTTTGAAGCAATGGGAAAGCCGGAGCGGAACGCGCATCCGGGCGCGGGTGAAGCCCCCCGACCCATCGGGAACGGAGAGCGTGAGGAACTGCTTGTTTAGCTCATGCCCAAGGAGGCGGGCATTGATGTATTCCGGCGCAGGAGGCGTCGGCGTGTCCTGAGCCAGAGAAGGCTCCGGCGCGGCGTTTTTTTGTTTTTTATTGCTCATGGTAGGGTTGATGAATCCGAAGCGTCCTGCGGGGCAGACGAGACCCCTTTGTCAAAAATTTTCTGTGAACCCAAACCAGTGGGTTGTGATGGGGGGGGTGCAAAATCCGCGACCCCCTCCCCCCCCTCCTGATCGACCAGCCCGGCCTCGGCCTCGACCGGCTCGACACCGGCGGCGTGGGGCGAAGTGGCGGACAAAGTGGCGGACATCGCCGAGCCTCTATCTGTAAAGGGGGGCAAAACATCTGATAACGAATCAGAGCCAAGCCCGGCAGGCATCACGCCAGGCAGGGCAGCGGTCCCCTTTTGTTCCGGCGCGTCGGCGCTTGGACCGGTTAGCGGCAGCACCTCGGCCTCGAGGACCGGCAGGCTGGCCAGCATCTCCGAGAGTTTGTCCTGGCTAACCTCGACCCGCTCGACCCGGGCAGTTGCCTCCCCGCTCAGGAGTTGCATCTTGTCGATCATGACGGCAGCCACGATGGCCGCGTCTTTGGCGCTCTGGATTCCCGGCACCAACTCGATGGCCCTCTCTACCGAAAGCCGGGCAGCCCGCCGAACATCCCGCAATAAATCCTTTTTATCCTGCTCTATAGAAAATCCTTCCCGATCCCTCACGGCGCAAACCGTGTTCCGACTCACCCCAAGCGCCCGAGCCTGGGCGGAAATACTCAACCCCTCGGCACTCATTCGGATAATCGCCTGGTAAGCATCCGGCCTGCGGGCAAGCAAACGCTCGCCGGTGAACTCCCCGACGCCCTCGAGCTTCTCTGCACTCAATTCCTCAAAATTAAAAAGAAAAGGCGAGGCGGCGGCTGCTGCTTTCACAGCCTGCAATGGGGTGTTTCCCTCTGGGGTATTCACCCCATCAGAATTTTTGGCACAAAAAAAAGCCGGATCGGCGGCAGGGTCCGGCATGGATTAGGCGTGGGCAAAAAGATTGCGCCGGTGGGCAGGCCGCGCCGGCCGGGCATCAGCACCCTCGACCCGGCACTGATCCAGCACCCTTTGGACCTCACTTTCGGGAATCAGCACGCGATCCCCGAGGCGGACATGGCCGAAAGTCCCGTCATGAAGCCGGAGGTGCATTCCCGCCCGCGAGATGCCCAAGATCTTCGCCAACTCGGTCGGTGAATAGTGCTTTTCAATCATCGGGAGACCCTCCAGGTCAACCCCGCCAAAAAAAGCGCCGGACTGATTGCCCAGGCAAACTCCCACGCATACCCGGCCAACCGTAAAAAATCCGCCCCGCTCATTTTCCGCCCTCCTTGACCTTCGGCCAATCGCGGGACAACGCATCGGCAATTTCCTCGGGAAGCGGGTTCCGGCCTTCGTTCCAGGCGTCCGCCCAAAATTTGGCAGCAGCCTTGGTCCAGCAAACCTTGACGCAATGCGAAAGCACCACTTCCCATGCGCCCTGCTCGTGTCTGATTGTATAAAGGCCGCTCATTTCTCCACCTCCACGGAAAAAGGCCGAAGTCCGAAAATTTCAAAAAACCGCGCCCGCGCAGCCTCCCGGCTCGAAGCCCTCACATAGTCCCCAAAAGGTCCGGTGAACGGATCGACCGCCCGGCATAAAAAAAGGCGGCTCATATTGCCACCTCCTGTTGTTTGGATTTCACCATGCGAAGGAGTAGTGAGCGAATCACCTGTCCGGGCTTGAGGCCCTGTTCATCGGCCATCCGGGCGATTTCCCGGTGAAGTTCTGCTGGCAATCGAATGCTGATCGTTTTCATTGCGGGTGAATTTATGTTACAAATTCACCGAACCAGCAACAAAAAAATTGCAGAAAATTTATTTGTGTTACATTGCAACCTGTGAAAGAGGAAAAAACCAAACGCAACTTTTCGATTCGACTCCCCGAGGAGGTCATCGCCCTGCTCGACGAAATTGCCTCAAATACCGGCCTGAACATCACCCGCAACAATGTCGTCGAGCAGGCCTGCGAATGGTTCGTCCGCACCTACCGAGCGAACGGCAACCGCGCCCTCACCGAGGCCGACATGCGCAACCTTGAAACCTACCTCAAAGAAAAATTATTTCCCAATCATGCGCCTTTATCTCGCGTTCATTTGAACGACAAGACAACACCCTCCGAGGCCCATGGGGACTCGATCCACGATCCATCCGACAAATCCGCTGGTGGGTCGAAAACAGCGAAAACCCCGACTCGCTACCAGAAGGGCACCGGGCGGAAATCTGCGAAATAAACCCATGAAAATCCTCATTCCCGGCTGCATCCTTATCGCCGCCTCATTCCTGCCCACCCTCAACGAATTTCCGCCACCCGGCACGCTCCTCCCAGCCGAACGCACCTGGCACGCCGGTTTTGCCTTGATCCTCCTCGGCCTCGCCCAGGTATTCCGCGAGCAAATGCCCGCCACCCTCACAAAAAAGCAACGCCTCGCCCTTTCCTGCATGGCCGCCACCTTCATCGCCTGGATCGCCGCCCACGCCTACCAAGATTTGCAGCTCCTCATCACCCTGCCCCTTCTCGGTTACATTTATTTCTTCCCCGAGAAAAAATAAAACCATGCGCCCAGCCGCCTATTTCCTAGCTCTAGCTCTCACCGGCTGCGCCACCCAGCCCGACCCCCGCGAAACCTTTGCGCCCCGCGCCATCGCCGCCCATGCCCCCATGGAAATCCTCATCGAGACCAGCCCACCCGGCGGGATCGTCGATTGGAACGGGAATGTTCTTGGCGCTGCCCCCGTCGTCTTAAAAATCCGCCCCGACACCACTTTCGCAGGCCGCCCACGCTGGCCCGAGACCGGAGCCCTCACCCACTACTTCCGAGCCCGCTGGCCAAACGGAGCTTGCGCCTTTGAGCTTTTCCAACCCTCCGAAATGCCCCCGCAGCACATCGCCATCGTCTGCCCTGGCGCATCCAATCCCCTCCTCGATTCCCTCCGAGCCGACGCAAAAACTCTCACGCAGAAAAAAACCCGCTGACCCGCCGAGCCCCATTCCATCGGCCTCCGCGCCTGTCAACAAAAATCTCAAAAAAAAGTTTCAGCAAAAAATAAAATATCCTTGCACTCATTTTATTTCTCCGTAGATTTAATCCCGCAGGCCACAAACGGCCCGCCCGCCGAGGCGGCACCTCGAACCAAAAAAACCGCGCCGGTCGGTATCCGGCACAGAAAAAAATGAACATCACACGATTCGCTAGGACACGCAGCAACGGAGCCATCAACTACACCAGCCGCAGCGGCTCCATTCCATTCGACCAACTCCGCCAGATTGCCCCCTCGGTATTCGCCGAGCAGGCCCACGGCAGCCGGTCCGAAAAATACAGCTACATTCCCACCAGCCAAATCCTCACCGGCCTCGCCCGAGAAGGATTTCGCCCCTACTCCGTAATGCAGGGCGGCAGCCGCGACGAAGACAAACGCGGCTTCACCAAGCACCTCATCCGCCTCCGCCACGACAGCCAGCCCCTCGAAGTCGGCGGCACTCATAACGAGATCGTTCTGCTGAACTCCCACGACGGCACCTCAGCCTACCGCCTCATGGCCGGAGTCTTCCGCCTCATTTGCGGAAACGGCATGGTCGTGGCTCAAAACCTCATCGACGACATCCGCGTCCCCCACAAGGGAGATATCCAGGGCCAAGTCCTTGACGGCTGCGTCAGCATCCTCGACCGGCTGCCCGAGGTTTCCGATAGCGTCCGATCCATGGCCAGCCTCCAACTCACCGAAGGCGAGCGCCAAGCCTTCGCCCGCGCCGCCCTCGTCGCCAAATACGACGACCCCGACAAGCTCAAGCCCGTCACCGCCGATCAGGTTCTCACCCTCCGCCGCCATGAAGACGCAGCCCCCACCATGTGGAACACCCTCAACGCCGTTCAAGAAAACCTCATCCGTGGCGGCCTACGCTACAACCAACGCAACGAACGCGGCCACCTCGTCGCCCGCCGCCGCACCAGGGAAATCTCCGGCATCGACCAAAACACCAACATCAACCGAGCCCTCTGGACCTTGGCCGAGGAAATGAAAAAGCTCAAAACCGCCTGATCCCGTTCCCCCCAGAACAACCCAACCACCAACCCGCGCCGGACGGCTTCCGGCACCTAAATAATGAAAACCACAAAACACGCCCTCGCCCAAGCTCTCGCCTGGGCATCACTCAGCAGCCTCGCCCTTGGCGCGGCCTTCACCCTGGCCCACGGCCCAGCCGCCTACCTCGCCGGAGCGGCAGCATTCGCCGCCCTCGGCCTCCTCGCCTGCAAACTCAACCCCAACCTTTGAACCGAAATGAGCACCACAGCACTACCAGCCTGCCACGAAGCCAGCCCGCAGCACGCCGCCTATGTCGCCCGAGTCGAAGAACTCGAAGCCGAAGGCTGCACCACCAGCGACGCCCAGGGCATCGCTGATGTGGAATTTGACCAACTATTGACACCAACCCAAAAACCAACCAAACCAACCCAAAAAATGAAAACCAAAACATCCGCACACACCGCCCTGATCTCCGCAGGGTTCAACGCCGAACTCAACGCCGCAGGCCTCCGCGTCTGGGGCGACAACTGGGAAGCTCAGTTCACCGACCTTGGCCAAAACCATGATACATTTACCGGCGAAGTCCCCGCCAAGGTCCACGACCTCGCCGTGTGGGACGATGCCAGCACCCGCGAACAAACCGAAATAGAAAACCCCGCCGAACTTGCCGAAAAATATCTTTCCACGATGGAAACGCACCGACCGCGCAGCATCAACGAAATTTGCCTGGTCAAAAAAGCCGGGAAATTTCTGAACCTAGTCCCGGCCATGCTCGGCGAACCCGCCCAAATCGACTGGACCCACGCCACAGCCGCCACGCTGTTAAATTTCGGCAGCGCCACAAATCTAGCCTACCACCTCGACGCCGAAATCCTCCGCCACGATCAGGTTTTCAAATGACCCCCAACCATCCCAAAAAATGAAAACCACATATTCACTGCTAGAAATCGCCAAATACCGCGACACCTACACGGACGAAAAAGGCGAAGAAGCCGCAAACTACAATTTGCCAGAAGGCTGGCAGATCGGCTGCATCCTCGGCGAAATCACGCCAGGAGATTGGACAGCCATCAAAACCACCGCCACCGAAACCATGGAACAAGTAATTAAAATTACAAAATGAAAACTTTAACACCACAAGAACAAGACGAAATCGAAAGCCTCACCTACATAACGCCACCGGAAGACCAGGGCAACCCTCACAACGCAGGCCAGGCAATATGGGGAGAGCTCGCAGTGCTCCGGCGCTGGGACTGGGACGATAACGGCGGAAGATTAAGCAACACCCGCCACGAATATGAGATTTACAAATGGGACGGCGAGGACGAAGACCCCGCTTTTCAAACCCTGACGCTCGGAAAACTGGTTGCAAAATTTATCGTTCCAACAAAATGAAAACCGAAATCAAATTCCAAACCATCGGCACGCGGGCCGTTGTCTCGAAGAAAATCACCCCCGAGCAGGCCGCCGAAATCATGCAGAAAAAACCAAACATTACCCAGGTTGATACACCCGCCGGTTATTACCCAAGGGACACAATGGACCCCTTCGCAATGGATCTTCCTACAGGGCAGCTCTACAAAACCGACGAAACAGGAAAATACCATTTGATTCCCAAGCCATGACCCCCAACCAACCCAACCGCGCCGCCTCGATGGAGGCGGCGCTTTATCGTCTCGACATCGAGCCCGGCCACACCACGGAGGCCGAGCTGGCCGCCGACGACGCCGAAATCCTCCCCGCCCTCGTGGACGGGCAGCCGGTAACTACCCCCGAGCCGGAATAAAACAAGGCGGATGGCCGCAAAAATTAAAAGCAAACCAACCCACCCCCATAAAAATTCAACCCGCGCCGGACGGCTTCCGGCACCGACACCATGGAAACCCTTAAAATTTACAACACCCTCGCGCTGCTCACCGACTGCGCCAAGCGCCTCACCCAAGAGATCGATGACCCCATTGCCACAAAAATCAACATCGAGTTCCTTGTCATCGCCATCAAAAACGCCGAGACAATCCTAACAAAATATCCAACCAATCAATGAACGACCAACAACTCCACGGAAACACCGGCAAACGCAACGCCGCCCGCGACCCCGACGCCGAGAACATGACCGCCAAAATCCAATTCTTCTGTTGGCCCGAAGAAAAGTCCGCCTGGATACGAGCCTCCCACCCCGAAAAATTAAGCGCCTGGATACGCCAGCAACTCAACCAAGCCACCGGACGCCCCACCCAACCCACCGAAGAAGAACGCCGCCGCATCAAAATGTAAAGTGGCGGACAAAGTGGCGGACGCACAACTTAAATTATTGAAACATAATGATAGATTCAGAAACTACGGATCAGAAGGTTGAAAGTTCGAGTCTTTCCGGCTGCACCCCACTCTACCCCTCAAAGTGGCGGACATCTTCGGTTTCCCTAGGTAACTTGTCAGAAACTTCCAGCTTTTGACTGTCTAATGCGTTTACCCCATCCAAAGAATTTCAGATTGAAGTGGTGGACAAAGTGGCGGACAAAAGTGGCGACCGTATGAGAAAACACAACGAGATTTCGGTTTACTGGTTAGAATCCCGCAATGGCTGGTATTACCGCGTGCAGCTTGACGGCAAGCGGGTCATGAAGGCGACGGGGGTTTCGATCAACAACAAAGCCGGTCGGGCGGCGGCGGAGGCGAAGGCTAAAAAGATTTCCGAGGGATTGCGCTCGGGCAACGAGGAGGAGCTGGCGAAGGTCGTCCGGCGTCCAGGCTATGCCACGGCTGGGGAGATCGTGGACCGGTTCAAGCTCCACGGCCCTGGCGGATCGGCGGTGAAGGCTGCGAGCGGCTTTGCCAAGTATGTCGCCGAGGCCAGCGGCAAGGCGGATTGGCGCGGCGTGTCCTCTCACTTGGTGCTCACGGCTCCGGTCTTGCGAGGCTGGATCACGGCGCGGATGGCGGCGGGCTGCACCGAGGCGGGCGTGAGGTCGAGTGTGCAGACGGTCAAGCAAGTGGTGGCCCAGCGGCGGATGCACCTCTTCGCGGATTTGACGCTGCCGGATTTGACGGAGTTCTGGAAAGTCTCGGGCGGAAAAGCCCAGGATCAAAGCTACGAGCCTATCCCCCGCGACATCCTGCGGCGGATGGATGCGGCGGCGAGGATTCCCCTGCGGCGGGAAAATCCCCGCGTGTGGGCGATTTACTGGCTGATGCGGCGGGCAGGATTGCGAAACTCCGAGGTGGCCAAGCTCCGGTGGGATTGGGTGGATTGGCTACCCAACAAGCGCGGCGTGGATTTGGTTCTCATCAAACGGCACGACTTCCACAGTAAAAATGGAAAGTATGGCCGCGTGCCTGCGAATCTCCGCCTGATGCGGTTGATCCAGGCCGCGCTTGGCGAGGGCGAGTATGTCGTTCCACGCGCTCACAAGACCGAGGCCGACGACCTGACGCACGATGGCATCAACGAATTTGTGCGGCGCTTCATCCCCGATGGCGCGAAGGGAGCCTATAATTTGAGAAAGGAATACGGCAGCCGGATCGCCCAGCGGGACGGCCTGGAGGTTGCGGCAAAGCTGCTGCGCGACTCGATGGATGTCGTCGAGAAGCACTACCACGCCCTGCTGGAAAGGCCGAAGCCGCTTTAGCGGGCTTTGTAGAGTTTGCTGTCTTGGACTAGGCCACGGATGGCGGATTGCGCGGCGGCGCGGTTGCCAAACTCCATGTTGGTTTCCACCTCGTCCATGGCTTGCCGGTAGGTGCGATACCATTGGCCGAGTTCGTAGTAGCGCAAAGTTTCGCGGTCGCTGCGGTTCTCGCCTCGGTTTTTGAGGTAGTTGTATTCGGTGCGGAGGCCGTTCACCTGGTCGGGGAGCGAGAGTCGGACCTTGGCCATGTCGCGCTTGTCGGCTTCGTCGGCCTTGGCTTCGCTTTGATAAACGCCTCGGTCGCTGATTTTGATGAACCGATTCAATATAGGCGCGGCGCTGAGGGTTGTTTCGGTGAGCGTGTCGGCCTTGGGATCGTAAGTGAAAAAGTTGGTGATGCCGGTTTGCTCCAGCGTCCAGCCGAGCATGGGCTTGGTGGCCTCCCATCCCCCGGCGAGCCATTGGTCGTCGGAGAGGATGTAGCGGTTGCGGAAATCATCACGCGGATTGCGGCCCGCCAGGAAAGTTGTCCAGTTCTGGCCGAGTTCGACGATGGTGTTGGTGCCGGGGACTTGGGAGCTGATGCCTGCGAAAACCTCGCCGAGTTGCGGCGCGGAGGGATCGCCTTTAGCGGAGCGGATGGCCGAGGTGAGCATTTTACTCACGACGCCGTTGATGACGCGCAGCCCTTCATCTTGCGGCAAGCGGGCATAGACGGTCTTGCCGCCGGTCTCTCCGGTGGGGACTTCGCCGAGAGGCAGCACGGCAAAGTTCGTCATGTCCCAAGTAGGCACGCGGGAGTAGAGCTTTTTGAGGTCTTCGCCGAAGAGTCCTTCTTTGGCGAGGGTTTGCATGACGGCGATGAGGCCGCCGCCGGTAAGCGCCCAGGCCAGCCACCATTCCTTGCCGCCCATGTTGCGCTCGGCTCCTCGGAGGTTGCGTTGCAGCGAGTCGTAGGAGCGGAGGAAGATGTTGAGAAACGGCACCAGCGCACCTGCGGCTTGGGCGTGGCGGCCTTTCTTGTAGTAGTTCGGGATGCCGATGTGGTTGCGGATGGTGTTGGCGGCTTGCGGGGCGGGGATGCCGGTATCTTTGACCAAGACTTTGTAGGCGGCGGCTTTGGGTAGGAGTTGCAGGACTTGCCCGGCAAACTCGATGCCTTTGAGCGGGGCCATGAGGGCGCGGACAAAACCATTTCGGGATTGCTGATCTTGCAGGTGATACTTGCGGAGGATGGCGTCGAGGCTGTCGTCGTCGCTCCCCATGCGGCCACCGAAGGCGCTGTGCGGTCCGCCTGTGGCGGCGTTCTCAATCATCTCGCGGAGGAGTTCGGTCTTGCCGATGTCTCCCCTCGCCCATTCCACGGAGGCTCCCCAGGTTTCGGGATCGAGGAGGCGCTGGAGGAAACGGGCGCGGCCTTGGATGCCGCCAGGCATATTGGTGATGGATCGTTGAAGGTCGCGGGCGGGCGACATGAAAAGCTGGAAGGCCGGGTTGTAGCGGATGATCGCGCCATAGACGAGGCGTTGGAATCCCGTCGAGAGGAGCTTGAGAATGGCGTCGCGCTCGGCGGGGGATTGATCCTCCCACATGCGGGCGTAGCGGTCGGGGAGATGAACGCCGGTGAGTTGGCCATCGTCCTTCCATTGCACCAAGGAGAGGCCAGTTTCCTGTGACTCCTGCGGCACCATGGCTTTGCCGTTGTATTTCATGGGCGCGGGCTTCACCAGCTCCGGCGCGGTCTGGCGGATGGCCTCCACGGCGGCGCGTTTGAATCGGTTGTTCTGCGCGGCGCGGTGGATGCTGATGGATTTAAGCACCGTTTGCTGGAGCGGGTCGGCGATTTCCTTAAAGGTTCCCACCTGCTTGCGGATCGCTGAGGGCAGATACTCCTGCACATATTCCAGCGGGGTGAAGGCGGCGTAGTTGTCGCGGTTGGCGCTGATGATTTCCCAGAGGTCGGCAGAGAAAAGCCCGGCGTCGTTCGCATCCTCCATGATGGTGAAAACAACATCGCGGAATCCCGCGACGGCGGATTCGAGGGCGGCGGTTTTCTCAGGGCCGAGGCGCTGCTGGAGAGAGGCGAGCATTTCGGCGGAGGTGCGGGCGGTCTCGCCGCCAGGGTTGGCCATCACGGCGCGGCCTTTCTCCACCGTGAGATCCATTCCCTTAATTTTCTCGGTGACTTCGTAGCGTTCGTTGGCGATGCGGTGATGCTTGAGCCAGACGCCGAAATAATCACGCGGCACGCCTGCCGCATCGAGGCTTTGGTAGAGGCGGCCAATGTCGGCGAGCTTGAGCTGGAGCTTGCTATCGGCCAGCGGGTGCTCCTCGGTAAGCCAGCGGATGCCGTCCTCCTCCGCCTTGGTGATGGTGCCAGCGGCGCGGGCCTTGGCGGCGGATTCGATGAGAGGTTGGTAGCGGTTCCAGTATTGGTCTTTGAGGTTTTCCCACCAGCCCGTGAGGCTGGCGCGGCGGGCGGCAGCGGCGGCCTGCTTGCCAACGAAAACCTCGGCCCCGGCCTTAAAGGATTCCAAGTCGCGGGCGAGGCGCTTATCCAGCACGGCATCGCGGCCCATGAGGATGCGGTTTTGGATTTCAAAGATGCTGGCTTTTACCTGCGGGCGAGCGTCGGCGTAGTTCCAGAAGGCTTTGTAAAATACGGGGGCGCGGGCTTGGAGGTCCGCTGGGGAGTTGAAGAGCACGCTGATGGCGTCGGCGTAGAGTTCTTCGGCGCTGTGGCGGTAGTCCACATAGCTATCCTTGGCATCGTCATAGCTGAAGGGCTTCCACCATTCGGATAGGTTGATGAGTTCTTCGCGGATGTTCGGCGAGTAGCCGCCTTGCTTCTCGGAGACAGCACCAAGGTTCCGAGTGTCCATGGTCTGCTGCACAAGCTCACGGTAGCGGGTGGTGCGGGCGTCGGGATCGGAAGGATTCTCGCTTTTGGCTTGGGCTTGGAGTTTGCGGCGGTCGGCAGTGGTGAGGGCCGGGCCTGCGCCGGGCGTTATTGGAAAGGTGCTCTTGAGATAGTTGCCCACATTCATGATGTGGCCGCCGAGGTTGCCGAGCTTAATGTTGCGCTCATCCATCCAGCTCACGAGGTGGCCGATCTCGTGGGCAAAGGTCATCATGGCGCTGGCTTCGTTTTGGAAGAGGTCGGGGCGGAGCGTGATGATGCCGGAGCCGGGGTTGAATGTGCCGAGGGCTTTGGGCATTCGTTTCAACTTCGGGTCGTTGCCGGTGAGGGAGCGCACCATTTCCACCAGCTCGGGCATTTCCATGACGGGCACCTTGTCCGTGCCACCGAGGATCAGAGGCATCGTCCAGCCGCTGCCCTTTGTGGAACGCACCACGCCAACCGCATCGGGGAAGTCGGCGAAGACCTGGGCGTCGTTGTAGGTTTCGAGCGGGGGCTTAGGGAGCGTGGCGGTGGTGGAGAGGAGCGGCGCGGGCGGCCCGGCGTCGGCCATGGTCTTGCCGCCTCGGGAGGATTTGGCGGGGGGACCGGCATCGGCAAAGGCCATGTTGGTTTGGCTTTTCTGCGCTTCCTCGTAGGCCGCTTGCTGGCGGTTGGCTTCGTCGGCTTCGCGTTGCAGCTTTAAGCTCTCGTCATCCAGCGGGCGGTCGAGGCTGAATGGCATTTCGCCAGGGGTAAAAAGGTTGCCTGAGAAGGGCTCGGCCTGCGGGGGTGCGGCGGGCGCGGTGTCGGTCTCATTCAGAAATGAGAAGCCATCATCCTGTGAGGGGGAGATTTCGGTTTCCTGCACCCACATTTGCGTGCCGTCTTCCACTTTCTGGAGGCCAAACTTTGCGCCGTCTTCCAGGGAAATGGTGAAGGTCTCGGGGTCGATGGCTTTCACATTGAGCCATTCGTCTGCGATCTTCACGCGGTCGCCGATCTTGAGGTCGCTGGTCGTGACCGGTTGCAGTTTGGATTTCTTTGTCTTCGAGGGGTCGAGGGCTTGCTTAGTGAAGGTGTCGTATTGCTTCTGGATTTTATTTTGCTCGGCCTCGGTGGGGTCGCCATCCTTGATTTGGCGGTAGCTATTGACCTCCGACATATAGGCATTGAACAAAGTATCCGGCGAGGGGTCGGGCAATAAACCTCGCTCGAAAAGTTCTTGGGCGCGGACATCGTAGGGTTGGCCTGTCGAGCGGTGGGTCTCGGCGAAGTGCCTGCCGGTGCGGCGGATTTCGTTCCAAAAATCATTCTCTCCGCCCGCTGTGCCGCTAGAGCTTGGGCGCATCGGGCTTTCTTGAAGCGCGGAAAGGATAGGAAATGTGCCGGGATCGTAGGAGATGCGGGGGAACTTGCGCTTGGGCTTGGCGGGCGGCGAAGGCGTGGCCCCCTCCCCGGCGATCATTTCGGGTGAGCCTGTCAGTTCAGGCGCTGTTGGTGCGCTTGCTGCGGGAGCAGAGGCGGTTGGGGGAATGTCGTCAACCAGCGTGGCGGTGGTGGGGTCGAAGGGTAGGATGTTCGACGGCTCGGCGGCGGGCCCTGGTAAAGCAGGCACGCCCTCGGGGCCGGGCAGGGCGTTGGTGCCGCCTTGGAAGGCTGGCGCGGGGCCGCCTCGGTTGATGAAGGCTTGGCCGGTGTAGGCGGCGGGGCTTCCAGAAAGCGGCACGGCGGCTTGGGGATTCTCGGCGGCGTAAGCCAAAAGCTCGCGCTGGAAGCGGGGGTTGATGATCTCGGTGGTATCGAGGAAACGGAAGCCTGCGGCGTCCACGGTGGCGCGGCGGATGGCTTGGGCGTCGAGGAGGCGTTCGTCGGCGCGGAGGGTTTGCACCGCTTGGCGCATGACTCGGTAGTCCTCGGCCTCTTGGCGGGTGGCGCGGCCAGTTTTGACCTGGGATTCAAGCGTCACCAATTCCTCGGGGGCGTAGGTTTTATTACGAGCCTTCACCCCGAGGCCCGCGCCGAGCCCGCCGAAGATGGCGGAGATGCCGGTGCTGGCGGGGTTGTATTGCGGGCGGGGGGCGAGTTGTTCGCCGGTCTGGCGGAAATGCTCCATCGCCACTTCCTTGCTGATGTCTTGGTGCAGGAGTTTATCGAGGCCGAGGTTGCCGACTTGGATCGTGGCGTCGGTAGCCACGCCGATGCCTGCGCCTGCGCCGAAGGCTCCGGTGACAAACTTGGCGGCGGCGGCGCTGCCTTTCTCGGCTTGGATGAGATTGGCGGCATTCGCCAGGCGGGAGATGGAAACGGGCGTGGGGGCGAGGATCGAGACGAGCTGGCCGCCGGTGTTGTAGCCGGGCTTGAGTTGGTTCGCGGCGTAGAAGCTATCAAGCAGGTCGCTTTCCTTGGAGGAGAGTTCGAGGAGCTTGTCGTAGGCGGCTCCGGTGCCGAGCGCGGCGGCGGTGCCTGCGCCAATGCCAACGGCGATGGCCCCCGGTCCAGTAAAGCCGGTGGCTGTGGCGGCGGCTCCCCCTCCCACGATGGCGGCTCCGGTTTGCATGGCTCCTTTGAGCAGGCCGGAGGCGGCGGCTTTGGCTTCGGGGAAAGCTCCGGCGCGGCGCTCCAAGTCGCGGCGGGCGGCGGTGGCTTTCTCCACCGAGGGGATCACGGTGCGGGAGGCTTCGTCCCATTGATCCACGGTGCCTTTCTGGAGCTGGGTGTAGGAGTCGGAGTCGATCACCCCGGCGGACCACAGATTCTCGACGGCGGAGTTGTAGCGGGCGGGGTCGATGTAGATGCGGCCATCGAGGACTTTCCAAGATTGGCTGCCCTCGGGGAAAATCCCCTCCTCGCGGATAAGTTGATCCTCGCGCATCCCGGCATCGCGGGCGGCATCGAGTTCGGGATTCGGTGCGGGCAATGGCGAAGGCGTGGCAGCGGGCAAGGCGGGCTCGTCCTCGACAAGAACGGCGGTGGTGGGATCGAATCCCATCGGCTCCTCCTCCACCGGCACGGCGGAGGCGGCCTCGAAATCAGCCGGTTCGTCCTCGATGAGAACGGCGGTGGAGGGATCGAAACTCATTCCCAAGCTCCGTTGCCCCGGTAGGTTTTCACATTGCCAGCGGCATCGCGGTAGCGTTTGCCGACTTGGAATTTCTCAGGCGTGGGCATGGGGTTTGGGCGGGGAGTTTGGGAAGGGGCGGCGGAGCGGGTGGCAGGGGTCGGCGCTGGCGTGGCAGCGGGAGCGGGGGAGGATTTGGAGGAGCGGTTCACGGGGCGCAGGGCCATTTCAATTTGCTTATCGTATTTGTCTTTTTCAGTTTCGATTTCTTTCCTTAAATCTTTGACTTTAGACCCTCCAAAAAAACCAGCAGGCTCATAGCCTCCGGTAGCGTCGTTGTATTGGACAGAATCGGATTCTGTAAAACGCGTCAGGTCGGCCAACCTGGCTCCTTTGTCTTCGCTGTTTAGTTGAAGTAATTTGATTTTTTCCTCTTGCGCGGGGGAAAGTTTCGCGGGGCCGCGAACGGCTTCCCCGGTGTTTTCATTCCATGCCGGGAAGCTGCGGCCCGTGAGCGGGTCAATCATAACCATCGTGCCATCCTCGGCTTGCTTGATTTCCATTTTCACCGGTTCGGCCTGCTTGGCTGCTGGAGGATATGTGCCATTTACCATATCCACCTTGCGGCCATCGCTGAGTGTCACGGTCTGGACTTGCGTTGCGCGGGCACGCTTTACGCTGTCTTGGTAAACGCGGAGAGCGTCGCGGGCGTTGACGCTGCCGCCCGAGGCTTTGGTGGCGCGGATCGCCTCCTTCTCATGCGGGGAGAGGGCATTCCATTGCTCTTGGCTGGTGATGCGAACGCGGGCTCCCTGGGCGAGCCGGGCGGCGACGGCATCGAAAGGCTCGTCGTCTTGACCCGACACGGCATCGAGGGCTTGGCCCACCGGTTGTTGCTGGGTGGCCGGATCGACGGCATCAAACGCTGCCGATAAGGGCATGATGTTATTTGGATCAGCGTCGGCAGAGGGGTTCACCGGGATCGGCACAACCTGGTCGTTGTCGAGATTGGCCTGCCGTGGAAGCGGCACGGAATTTACAAAAGCGTTTTGTGCGGGGGAGGCCATGGAACGATTTTACTGAGAGATGTCAACGCCATCCGCCACATCGACGCTAAACATGGGCGAAGACCCACCGCCTCCGCCGATGCCGAGGGCGGCTTTCTGTTTGGCGAGATTGAGGGCTTGGGTGTATTGATTGTTTTGATTGAAGCGGCTTTGGAGGTTTTCCATGGCGGGCATGAAGGCCATCATGGCTCCGGCCATCTTGTCGGGGTTGGTGCCTGCTTTGCCGAGTTCGCTTTGGAGGGCTTGGCCGAGGGCCATGCCTTCCTCGCCGTATTGGGGGAGGATGGCTTGCATGGCCGAGCCGGTGGCTTGGATGCCTTGGAGCTTGGCGGTGTTGGCTTGGGATTTTGCGATGGCCCCACCGATGCCCCCTGCTATGCTCGTCACGCCATCGGTGATACCTTTAGCCAGAGCTTCGTTGCCAGCGGCTTTGATTTCGGCGGATTTGGTTTGGTATCCGGCGAGGATTTGGCCGGAGTTGTCGTTGACGGTTGGGGCGTATGGCATGGGATTAGGTGGGGAGGTTTTTGGATTGGCGGGCTTCTAGGCAGAGGAGGCTGCCAGGCTGGAAGGACCGGCAGGCGGATGGGCGGGATTCGTATATTGCGCAGGCGACTCCTCGGCCCACCTGGCCACGGAGGGCGATGCAGCGTCCGCAGGGTGAGGTCTTGAGGAGGGGGTAGTCGGTGCGGAGGTAGTCGGCAGGGATGCCGGTGGCGTCGGAGCGGTCGCGCCGGAGCACGGGCCAGCTCCAACGGTGCGAGCAACATGCGCCACACCGTTGACAGTCGAGTTGGGATTCCATGTGGGTTTGAAGCCTTGCTCTGGGATGGAGTTGTCTTCGTAGGGGGCGAGGTGGGCGATGCTATTGACTTCGCTGCGGAGCTTGGGGCACCACACGGGGGCGGTGAGGTGGCGGTTCACGCAGTTCCAGCAGATGGGGTAGTAGTCGGCGTTGTGGGATTTGTCCTGCTTGTGGCCCCACTTTCCCGAGGCGCGGTCGTAGCGGGTGGGGTCCATGGGGACGCCTTCGGCTTCGAGGTAGTCGAAGATGTCGTCGTCGGTCCAATGCCGCATGAGGAAAAGCTGGGTCGGGCTGTCATCCACACGGCGCACATCTTGGGCAAGCGGGACGCCGCCTTTGATGAGATCGACATCGGCACTTTTCTGTCCGTGGAATGCGGCGTCCCACGGCCAGTTGAATGAGCCGGTGGGGCGCTGGAGGACATCGGTGAGGCCGCACAAGTAGGGCTCGCCTTCCTTGGGGTGCTCGGTGCCGAGGCTGAGGACGAGGGCGCTGTGGTGGCCCCATTGATAGTATTTGAGGAAGTCGAAACGGGGCTGGCCGGTCTCGATGTCGAACCCATCTTGGATGGCGATGCGGCCGGGAGCGTAATCGAAGAGGGTCAAGTCCCACTCGCGGGCGAGCAGGTCGCTGTGGGCGTAGCGGTGGCGGAAGCGGGGTTCACGCCACTGCACGCAGGGCAGTCGCACGCCGAGCTTGAAGATGAGGAGGTGCAGCATGGCGGTGCTGTCCTTGCCTCCGCTCCAGAGGACGACGGGGTTGCGAAATTCCCGCAGCCAGTGCTCGGCACGGTAGAGGGTTTGATCGACGAGGTTTTGCAGGTGTTGGTTCATTAAATAGCAAGAGCGGTCATGCCGAGGACCATGCCACCAGCGGCTATGCCGGAGCCCATCATGGAGTTTTGCGAGGCTCCAGCGGTGGCTCCGGCTTGCAAGCGGGCTCCTTGCAACGAGGCTTGGTTGTTTTGGAAGCTGTTGTAGATCGACGCCTGCATGTTGGTGTTGGTGTTGAAGAGGTCGCTGCCGTAGGTCATGGTGTTTCCGTAGGATGTGCCGATCATGTTGGCGGCGTTGCCTTGGCTGGCGATGGGGATGTTGGATCCGAGGGCGCGTTGGTAGGGGTCGAGGGCGACATTGGCCTGCGCGAGGCCGAGGTTGTTGGCGTATTGGTTTTGGGCGATGCCTGCTTGCTGGCCGTAGAGACTGCCGAGCATGCTTTGCTGTCCCGAAAATTGGTTGAAGTTTTGCGACGCGACTCCTTGGAGGAAATTTTGGTTGGCGTAGTTCGCGTTGTAGTTTGCCGATTGGTTCGCCTGCTGCGCGGCGAGGTTTTGACCGGAGTTGTATTGGGCGGCGCGGAGGTTGGCGTCTTGGTTTGAGAGAGCGGCCTGTTGCGCGTAGCCTGCATCGGCCATGGCGCGTTGTTGGGATGCGTCGTAGGACGCGCCAATGGCGGTTTGTTGCAGGCGGGCCTGTTCGGAGGCTTGGGAGAGTCCGGCTTGCTGGTTTGCCAAGGAGGCTTGAAGCCCGCCCTGCTGCGCAAATTCAAGGGCTCGGGCGTTGGCGGCTTGGTTGGCTTGCTGTGCCTGGAGACCGGCAGATTGGTTGGCGAGGCGGCTTTGCTGTAAGAGCTGGGCGTTTGTTTGGCCTAATGTGAGACCCGCAGATTGGTTTGCCAGGGCGGCTCGAAGTGAGGCGTCTTGGTTTGCCAGGGCTGCGGCTTGGGAAAATTGAGCATCCTGACTTGCGCTTTGGAAACCCAAACTTTGGTTGGAAAGACCGGCCTGTTGTGCGTAACCGGCCTCGGCGAGCACTCGCTGTTGTTCGTTTTGGTTGGTGGTGAGGTTGGCCTGCTGCTGGAGCTGGGCTTGCTGTAGGGATCGGTTGGCAGCGACGGATTGGTTGGCGAGCCCTGCTTGGAGTGAGCGGCCGACATTGCTTTCTTGGCGGCCCATGTAGGCTTGGTTGGCGGCTTGCTGGACGGCGGTGCCTTGTCCAAGGACATTGCCAGCGAAGGTGCGGCGTTCGTTTTCCCTGGCAGTGCCGAAGCGGTCACGATTTAAAAGCTCTGCAGCCATGGCAGATTGGCCGAGGCCAAGGCCACGGGCAGAGGATGCGGCGCGGGAGGATTGGATGGCGTCTCGGCTCTGCTCGGCGGAGAGAGACCGGCCGAGGGCGAGGTCGTTGCTGGCTTGGTCGCGGAGTTGCCCATAGAGTCCATTGCCTCGGGCTTCGTCCATCAGGCCACGCTCGGCGGCACTGGCGCGGATGTCTCGGGATGCGACATCCTGCGTGCGGCGGATGCGAGCGGCTTGCATGGGGTCCACCGAGGATACCTGCGTGCCTCCAACACGCTCGATGCCTCCGGTGCTGGCGGCGTTTATTTGCTGGGCGTTGACATCGGCCACGGCCCCCGCTTGAGCGGCGCGGATGCGTTGGGCGCGGATTTGGTCAGGCGTGTAGCCTGCTGGGCCTTGGACATCGGCAACTTGGCCCAGGCGGGCGTAGTCCATCTGGCCTACATTGGCGACGCGGGCACCTTGTGCCTGGTCGGCGGCGACATTTTGGGAGGAAAGCTGGTCTGGGCGGTAGAGCTGGCCCATGGCCATCTGGTTCAGCCGGGCTTGGGCGGGGTCGTTGTAGGCGGCTACACGGTCGGCAGTCTGGCCGACTTGGTTGTAGCTCTGGCCGAGCTGGGCGGCTGAGGTTCCGGCGTCGCGGATATTTTGGTTTGCCGCTGCGGTGTAGGTGCTGTCTTCGAGCTTCTTGGCGATGTCGCCGGTGCTTTCGATGGCTTGGTCGCTGAGGCGGCCTGCGGTATCGACAACCGTGTTGGCTTGATCTTGGGCGATTTGGCCGCTGGCCGTGCGTATGGCTGATAACTCATTGCCAAAATCTCGCGTGCGGGGCGCTTGACGAGGGTTTACAGACATGCCGGTGCGGAGTGGGTTGCCACTCATGCCGCCGCCAGACATCGCTCCGCCGGACATGGCTGTGGCGGCGCTCATGCCGCTGGACATGGCGTTGCCGCCCATGTTGTTGTCGGACATGGCTGCGGACATAGCGGGCGCTTCGCTCATGGCTTGGCTCATGGCACCGCCACCGCCGCCGGACATTCCCCCTCCTCCGCCCCCACCGCTCATGTTCATTGCTGGCATAGTATTTTATTCCTTTTCTAAGAAGTGCTTGGCGTTTTCTGCGCCGTAGTTGAGGGTGATCTCTTCGCCTGCGGCGATGTCGCGCAGGGCGTAGTGCCGCATGAGTTCGTTTACTTGGTCGATCTCATGGCAGGCGTTGGGGGTGTCGTGGTGGTTGTAGAGGGGGGCGAGGCCGAAGCCGAGGATGCTAGTGGCGTCATCGAGGTAGTAGCTGTAGGTCTCGCAGGCAGGGGCTTTGGCGAGTTGCCGCTTGGGCACGCAGGCGTAGGGGGCCTCTTCCAGCACTTCGTGCTTGGCGATGGGAGCCGTGGCGAAGACGCCCCACCGGTGCAACGGGGAGCGGCGCACGGCGAGCTTGGTCGCGTGGTATGGCTCGGGGCGGAGCATGGTGGGGGCGGGGGTCATTTGGCTTCGAGGGCAGCGACGCGGGCGGCGAGTTCTTGCACGGCGGCGACGAGGAGGGGGACGAGCTTGCTTTGGTCGATGCCTTGATGGATGGGTTTGCCGTCTGCATCCACGGCGTCTTTGGTGCCGGTGACGGCTTCGGGCACAACGGCCTGCGCTTCGTGGGCTAGGAAGCCATCGACTTTCGGTGCGGCGGGATGGCCAACCCACTTGAACCGATGGACCGGCAAGGCCGACAAGCGATCCAATGCGCCGGTTAGTTTTTCGAGGTCGGTTTTAAGCCGGTGGTCGGAGCTAGTGCTATAAATGACGCCTGTGTTTGTGCTGTTGGTTAAAATTCCGCCAATGTATGTTCCTGTCGATGTATTTATATTGTATATTCCACTACTAGGCCCAGGCGAAACGCCTGTTATGAGAGCAATGTCTATGCCACCGAAATTATTACGAGCTACAATAGTATTGATTAAATTACTGCTCGTGGCGGTGGTGCGGGCGTTTGCAAGAGTCCCACTGGTAATGTCGTTGGCGGAATGCGTATGCGTGGCAGCGGCATAAGAGCCAGACGCTTGCTTGCCTGCGAGCAGGCTATTGACCTCGGTCTCTGTGTAGTAACGATCATCATGCGTATGCGTGGTCGGCGTCCTCGCATCCGAGAGGCGGGAGTCGGTCGTGATGACGGCCGTTCCAGTGATGGCGCTTGGCGCGATACCTGTTGCTGGCGCGTAGCTTCCAGACGCCTGCTTACCGGCAAGCAGAGTGTTCATCTCGGACTCTGTGTAATAGCGGTCGTCGTGGGTGTGCGCCACAGCCGTCCTGGCATCCGACAAGCGCGGGTCGCTCGTCACCACCGCCGTTCCAGTGATGGCGCTTGGCGCGATACCCGTTGCAGGCGCATAGCTTCCAGACGCCTGCTTGCCATCGAGCGCCGTTTGCAGGCCCGTCACATTGGCAATCGTGTGCGTGTGCGAGGAAGCAGCTTTCCCAGCCAGGTCGGTCGTGAGGTTTGCAACCGCAGATTGGGCGACTTTGTTTGCCGTGGAAATGGTGGCGAGCTTCGTGTCGGCGATGGCGGCATTTGAGGCGATGTCGGCGTTGACAATGTTGGCGACGGTGGCGGCATCGACCATCTGGTGGAGGTTGGCAGGGGTGACGAGTTCGCCGTTTACGAAGGTTTTGCCTTTGGTGATGGTTGCCATGATTAGTTGAGGGTGCGGGTTTCGGTGGGGTCGAGGGCGGAGCGGGTGGCTTCGGCGCTGATCTGGCGGAGAATGGGGCGTCCGCTTTGTGTGCGGAAGCGGAGGTCGAGGCCGGTGGCTTTGCAGCGCAGGGGGGCCTTCAGCGTGTAGTCCTCCTCCTCGCCGGCGGTGTTCTCCAGGGCGGCGACTTGGAAGTCCGCGTCGTAGTCGGTGGTCACGGCATCGAGCGTGCAGGCGGAGGCGTCTGGCAGGAGCACGCTGGCCTTGGCTCGCGTGAGGCGCTTGGTATTGAGGCTTCCCCAGCCGTAGCGGCGGGTAATGAGTTCGGAGGGGATTTCGGTGTAGAGGTCTTGCGCGTTCGCGTAGGGCACATCGTCGCCGTAGTCCAGCTCATCGAGCAGGAAGAGGGTTCCGGCGCGGCTGGCTGCAAAGAGTCGGCGCTGGCTGGAGTAGGCGGCGACCAGGAGCTCGTCGAGGTTGATGGCGTAGGTGTCGCGGCTTTCCCATTGCGAGTTAAGCGCATTCCAGAGGAAGAGCGTGTTGTTGGCCGTGGCGTTCTCGCCGATGGGCACGGCGAGGTAGTAGCGGTTGTTCCACCATTTCCCTACGGCGAGGTGTGCGTAGTCAGTGTTGATTTCGTCGATCTGGTCGGCGATGGGGTCCGAGAGCGGCTGGGTGTTGGCCCGGAGCTTGAGGTCGAGCTGGGTGTCTAGCCGGTAAACTCCGGCGTCCGAAAGGAAGAAAACAAACTGCCCTGCCGTCTGGATCGAGCGGCGGGCTACGCAGCCGATCTCGTCGGTGAGGAGCGTGAGGCGGGAAACGGCAGAGTCCACCGTGAAGGTGTCGCCCGTCGCGTTGCTGGTGTCGGTGAGGTTGGCCAGCCAAATGCTATTGCGCATGAAGACCAGCGCCTGCCCCTCGACCCATGCATGAATTGCCACCAAGTAGTCGTTGCTGCCTTGGTTGGCGCGGAAGGATTGGAAAAAAGGGTCGTAGAGGTCGGGGTCGAGAACATCCGAGATGGCCACGGTGTCGCGGCCATCGGGGATCCACAGGCGGTTGCCGATGTAGCTGGCCCAGCCAGTAGAGCGCAGGGTTTTGAAACTCACGCCCTCGGCAGGCACGCCCGAGGCGGCGCGTTGAAACTCCATCGTCGAGCCATCCCACCAGAGCGGGGCTTTGACGCGGCGGATTGCGATGTCGGCGGCGACATCCGGCAATGTGCCAGCGGGCACGGCGAGGGTCAAGGCATTGGCCGTAGCGGCGAGGATGTCATACTCATGCCCCTGAAATGCCGCTTGGCTCCCCTCCTCTATCCGCACGCGCTGGCCAGCAGCGAGGCCATGGGCGGTGATGTGGACGGTGGCCGTGGTGCCAGAGACTGCGATGCCGCTGGCGGTGGTGTATTTCCAATCCCAGCCAGGCAGAGTCATGTCGGCCTCGCGCAGGAGGTAGAAACGATTGAAAGCCTGTATCGTCGAAACGCTGTCCGTGGGCTCGATGATCTCGTCGGACGCTGTGCCGGTGGCGGGATAGCTAATCTCCTCAATAGGCTCATCCTGCCGGTAGAGAAACGCCGAGGTCGGCCCGCAAAGGACGATGTATTCATTTTCATCATCGTAGTTTGGCGAGGAGAAAACGCCGCTGGCGAAGATGCCGCCGCTGTAGATCGTGCGCACGCGGGCATTGGCATCCAGCACGAAGGGCAGAGTAAGAGGCTGCGTGCCTGCCGAAATGCCATCACCCAGCCGCTTCGCGCCTTTGCGCGTCTGAGCCACGCCACGATCAAGGCGCATGTTTTCGGCGTATTGGACCATGCCCGCTTGCAACTGGAGCGGGTTTAAGCGGGAGGCCATGCCGAGAAATCCGGCATCGCCTTCTACTATGGTTTGGTCGTCGGGCATCTACCTTCTATTCTGCGGGGGCTTGTCAAGGAGGCTGCGGATGGCGGCTACGCTCAGGCGCGTGCGGTTGTTTGTGCTAAACAGATCCTTGATCGCGCTGGCTGTTTTGTGCGGGTGGGCGAGGATTTTCTCGCGGACTTTTGGCAATAGGTCGGCGGGGATGCCGGGGATGGTTTCCGCTGCGGCGGGCGAGGATTTGGCGGGCTTGGGGGTGCCGGGCTCGATGATGCGGTAGCAGGTGACTTGCACGGGGCGCATGGTGGCGGCGTCCCAATCGCTGAATTTTTTGGTTTCGATGTCGCGGGCTTCGATGGCGTCGCGCAGGAGGTCGTGGACATTGCGCTCGGGGCAGCCGAGTTGGCGGGCGGCTTGCTGGCGGGTGAGCCAGCCTTGGTTCGGAGGGATGCCGTATTTGAGGGCTTTGTGCTTGAGGGCGATGGCGGCGAGTTTGTTCATGCGGACTTGGGTTTGAGGAGGAGGCTGGCGTAGCTGGTGCCTTCGTTGATGGTGACATTCACCATCTGGAAGTTGCCGGTCTTTTTGCTGATGAAGCGGACAAGGTAGCCGTGCGTCCACTCGGTGGGGCGGGTGTTGGCGTAGAGGGGCTGGCGTTTGCACAGGCAGCCGGGGTTCCATGCGGAAATGAGGCCGACGCCGGGGAGGTGCATGGGCTTGTAGGCGGCGCGGTGAGTGTCGAAGAAAACGATGTTTGCAGCGGCCTTGGCCATGGCTTGTCCGGCGGCGTCGCGGGCGTTGCTGATCTTGTGAACGAAAAAAGCCTTGTCGATTTTGACCCAGCCTGGCGTGTCGCAGTCGCCGTGGGTTTTGCCTTGGTGGTAGTAGCGGATGCCTCGGTCTTTGAGCCGGAGGACATGCTCGGGGCAGAAGGTGCGGCGAAGCAGGTCGGTGTCTTTGTGGTGAGCGAGGCGTTGGGTGAGCGCCCAGCGCTCGACGCGCCATTCGTGGTTGCCTTCGATGTAATGCACTTCGGAGGGTGAGGCGGCGGCGAGGATTTGGTCGAGGAGGCTGTTGGCAACGGCGATGTCGTCTTCGTAGGAATCTTCGGTCTCGGCGACATAGCCGAGGGTGTGGTGCTCGGCGAGGAAGCCGCCGCAGTCAATAAAATCGCCGCCAATGATGAGACGGTCGGGCTTGAGTGTTTTGAGATCGCCGAGGAAAGCGGCCATCGCGGCGGGGTCGTGCTTGTTGCCGTGAACATCACTGCAGATGACTTCCACAATGTCACCGGTTCCGGCTTTGGAGGTGGTGGGAGTGATCTTCTTGGGAACCTTGGCAAAACGCGAACGCTCCAGAGCTTTGACGGTCTCGGAATGGGCGCGGCGCTCGGCTTCGAGCTGCGAGCGGGCTTGGGCGGCTTCGTTCTGCGCGGCGGTGACTTGGCTTGCGTGAACGATGTTTTGCAGTTTGTTGGTTTTCATTCGTCGTCGTCCTCCTCGTCGTCTTCGGTTTCGTAGGGCCAGAGGATTTCGTCGGCCTCGCGGCACAGGGCGCGGGCGGCGTAGTCGTTGCCATACTTAAAATCCATGTAGTAGGTCTCGCCGCCGTCCTCCCAAGAGACCACGGCAATGCCGACATCGAAATGCTCGGCAAGCAAGGAGCGCACCTGGAGCATGACGGCCTCGCGGTCTTTCGGTGGGGAGGCTTTGGGTTTGCGCAGGCGGCTCATGCTTCCTCCTCGACGAGTAAATAGGGGATGGTCTTCTGCCCAGCGCGGTCCATCTCGGAATAGACCAGGGAAATGAATGCAGGCCACTGGCTGGGGTAGATCGTCTGGCAGCCTTCGCTGCTGGTGGTGCGGGTGCCGCCTTTGTGGATGTTGATGGCGATGCCCATGGAGTCGCCTTCGCCGTCGCGGTGGACGGGGAGTTGTTCGCCAGGCGTGGCGGGCCGCAGGGCGGGGTAGCCGCCGCCGGGCTTGCTGAGGCCGTGCTTGCCTTTGCGGTAGCGGTGGACGCCGGGTTTCAAAACGGCGATGCCTTGGCGGCGGATCGACGGATCGGTGTTGGCGTTGAAGGTTGCGTAGGCGTTTGGGCTGATGAGAAAAATCGCGTCATCATAGATGCCTCGGTCGTTCTTTCCCGACACTCCCATGGTGTCTCGGTAATACCCGCGAATACCCACCAGAGCGACTTCATCGCCGACGCGGGCCTTTGTGAGCAGGGCTTGCGTTTTGGATTTGGCTTGTTGTGGGCGGCTCGGGGGGAGCATCAGAAGTTTTAAGAATTAAGTTTTAAGTTCCGCCTCTGTGCTC